CACGATCACCGCGACAGCAGGCAGTATCGGAGCGGCGTCCGTTACTCATCCGCACGAGCCCCGGAAGTTCAACCTCCGGGAACTCCGCCGCCTCTCCGCGTTCCCAGCCGACTTCGTCCTGACCGGAACCTACGAACAGCGAGCCGAACGACTCGGACGCGCCGTACCTCCCCTAATGATGCGAGCGGTCGCTAGAGAAGTCGAGGTCACGCTCCGAGCGATCGACCGATGACCGGACGCTGGATACCGAACGACTGGACGTTCGCGTCCGAGGACGTTGCCACCCGGTTCGACACCCACGTTCGAGAGACCCTCCCGTGGTACGACCTCGCGACACACGGCACCGCCCACCTCGTCCGCGCCTACCTCCCGAACAACGGAATCCTGTACGACATCGGAGCCTCGACCGGGAACATCGGACGCGCCATCGCCCCAACCCTCGACGCCCGCAACGCAACGATGTACGCGATCGAACCGACCCACGAGATGGCCGACCTGTACGACGCACCCGGAACCCTCCTCACCGAGGACGCCACAGCCGTCGACTACAAGCCGTTCGACGTCGCCGTCCTATTCCTCGTCCTGATGTTCATCCGACCCGACGCCCGCACCGAACTCCTCGACACCCTCCGCCGCAACCTCCGCCCCGGAGGAGCGATCATCATCGTCGACAAGACCGAAGCGTTCAGCGGCTACCTCGGCTCAACCCTCACCCGCTGGACCCTCAGCCAGAAACAACTCGGAGGAATCAACGCCGACGAGATCGTCGACAAGGAACTCTCCCTCGTCGGTAGCCAACGCCCCGTCCGCCCCGGCTACTTCGACGACTACAACTGCTGGCTCCGCATCGGCGAGTTCGCCGGATACATCTTTACGAACGACGAACACGCCTGACCGCCAACCTCTGAACGCTCTGAACGCTACAGTCTGAACACATGGCACGAGGACAGACCCCCGCTCTCACCCCCGAGACCGCCGAGCGCTACCGGGAAGTGATCCGTCTCCGGACCGCCGGACTCAAGTTCCACGAGATCGCGGAGCGGGTCGGCTACAAGTCGAGGTCGGGTGCGAAGGAAGCGTATGACGCGGCGCTCCGCTGGTGGGGTAGGGAAGCGGTCGACGACCTGCGGCTGATCGAGGGAGAGCGGACCGAGGAACTCTGGCGGCAGACGTTCGCTCGGCTCCTAGCGAACCCGGACTCGACGGCGGAGTTCGTGTCGCTCGTGAACACGGCGGTCAAGGTCTCTCAGCGGCGGGCGGCGCTCTACGGGCTCGACGCGCCTCGTCAGGTCGAGATCAGCGGCGAGGACGGCGGTCCGCTCCGGACGGACGTCGGCGAGATTCTGCTGGAGCGCATAAAGGCTCTCGCGGTCGAGCGCGGTGTCGCTCTCCCGGAACTCCCGGAGGGCTGATGTCGAAGTCGGTCGCGGAGATTCTCGCGGCGCTCGATCGGCAGGTGCCGGGATTCTCGGACGAGGTCATCGCTGGGCTATCGGAGTCGGAGCGGGTCGCGGCGATGTACGACTGGTCGGTCTGGCGACGACCGAAGCAGTCGACGCCGAGAGGGGACTGGCGGGTCTGGCTGATCCTCGCCGGTCGAGGGTTCGGCAAGACGCGCACCGGAGCCGAGTTCATCCGGGAGCAGGTGAACTCGGGGACGGTCTCCCGGGTCGCGCTCGTCGGTGCGACTGCGGCTGACGTCCGAGACACGATGGTCGAGGGCGAGTCCGGTCTCCTCGCCGTGTTCCCTCCCGATCAGCGTCCTCGATACGAGCCGTCGAAGCGGCGCGTCACGTTCCACAACGGGGCAGTCGCCTCGGCGTTCTCGGCGGACGAACCTGACCGTCTGCGTGGACCGAACCACGACCTCGCATGGGCGGACGAGTTAGCGGCGTGGAGGTATGTCGACGCTTGGGACCAGTTGATGCTCGGGCTCCGACTCGGGGATCATCCCCGGGTCGTCGTCACGACGACTCCTCGACCGACCCAACTGATCCGCAGGCTCGCCCGTTCCGACGACGGAACCGTTCATGTCACGACTGGCTCGACGTACGAGAACTCGGCGAACCTCGCCGCCGACTTCATCGCCGAGATGCGTCGCCGCTACGAAGGGACCCGGCTCGGACGTCAGGAGTTGGAGGCGCAGATTCTCGACGACGTCGAGGGCGCACTCTGGGATCGGTCCGTCATCGACGAGACCCGGGCAACCGATACGCCTGCGCTCCGTCGGATCGTCGTCGCGATCGACCCTGCTGTCACCTCCGGCGAGAACGCAGATGAGACCGGCATCGTCGTCGCCGGAGTCGGCACGAACGGCGAGGCGTACATCCTCGACGACCGCACGATGCGCGCCTCCCCGAACGACTGGGCGGCGGCGGCAGTCGCGGCGTACCACCGGCACAAGGCGGACCTCATCGTCGCTGAGGCGAATCAGGGAGGCGACCTCGTCGAGAACGTCCTGAAGGCTGTCGACCCTCGCGTCCCCGTCCACCTCGTCCGAGCGTCGAGAGGGAAGCGGACGAGAGCCGAACCGGTCGCCGCTCTGTACGAACAGCGACGCGCTCACCACGTTGGATTCTTCCCCGAGTTGGAGGACCAACTCTGCTCGTGGGTTCCGGACGTCGGCTCGTCCCCGGACCGGCTCGACGCGCTCGTCTGGGCGCTGACGGACCTCGTCGTCGATCGGGCTCGGGTCGCTCCGGTCGTCGTGCCTGCGTCGCTCGAACAGGTCTCGCCGTGGCGTATCTGATCGGATACCGGAGGTCGTGCCTGCGTCGCTCGAACAGGTCTCGCCGGGGAGAATCTGACCTCGGGAAACACTTATAGATAGCGGGCTACGGAGAAATGTTCAGGATTACTGGACGGGTAACGCGAATCCCGGCCTATACTTGAGACATGACCGAGACCACGATCACCCGCCAGTACAGCCCCTCCGGGCTCGCCGCCGTCCGAAGCAAGGTCGCCGACCTCCTCCGCTCCGCGCACAAGAAGGGCTGGAACGTCGACGTCACGATCGACGCCACCGAGCCGTACCTCCGCACGATCGCCGATCGCGAGCGCTTCGTGGTCGACGCGACGATCACCTTCACCGGCCACTTCGGGTTCGACGGAGACTGGGCGCTCGTCGCGGTCGCCGACGCCCGCTCGACCGACGAGCCGCTCGTGTTCCTCCTCGACGAGGACTTCGAGATCGGAGACCTCGACCTCGCCCGTTGCGATCACTGCGGACGCCGCGCCCGCCGGACTCGCGCCTTCTACATCCGGAGCGCCGCAGGCGAGGTCAAGCAGGTCGGCGGCTCCTGCGCTCACGAGTACCTCGGCGTCAACCTCCTCTCCGCGACGAACCTCTCCTCGACCTTCTCGTGGGACCCCGACAACGAGGGCTACGTCAACGGCTCGGCGAACGGCACCCGCTTCTCGATCGAGAGCGTCCTCGACGCCGCGATCCGCGCACACACCGCCTTCGGGTTCCGCAAGAACGACAAGGAGTCGAGCGTGATCTCCTCGAAGGAGATCGTCAAGGCGATGGTCACCTTCTTCTTCTGGGACCTCCCGAAGTACCAGACGCTCGCCAGCGAGATCGGTCGCGGTCGCGAGGCTCGCGTGACCGCCGCCGAACTCCGCGAGTGGATGCGCGGTCAGGCCGACAAGGGGACGTTCGGCGCGAACCTCGCCGCCGTCGCGAACTCCGAGATCGTCCGGGAGGGCGCGCTCGGGATCGCCGCCTACGCTCCCGCCGCCTACGACCGCTGGGTCGAGGAGCAGGCCGCCGCCGCGACCGCCGCTCCGGTCCCGACCGGCAACGTCGAGATCGAGGGAACGATCAAGACCGTCAAGTTCGTCGAGGCGTACGGCTCCTACAAGATCAAGGTCGTCTCCGACGCGGGCTGGGCGGTCTGGGGAACGCTCCCTCGGGCGATCGACCGCGCCGAGGTCGGCGACCGGGTCCGCTTCACCGCGACGGTCGAGCCCTCGAAGGACGACGCCACCTTCGGATTCTTCAAGCGCCCGAGGAACCCGGAGCGCGTCGCCTCCTGATAGCATCGCGGTTCGACACACGGCAGGCCCGTCTCGGAGGAGAGTCATGGCTCCCCGGGACGGGCCGTGTGGCATCCTGAGAGGGTGAACGCGACACCGCCTCCGACCTGTGACCTCTCGACGGTCTGCGGGTGGTGCGGGGGACCGATGAGACCCGAGCACGCGCACTACCGGTGCGACCGATGCGGAGCCCGCGACTCCTGCTGTGACGGTCCGTACTGACCGACGTTCAGAGCGGAGACTGATGCGCTACCCTGTCGCGTTGTGGAGACCGTCCCGACAGACCCGCTGAGCAAGGCTCGCCCTACATCCACGGACTTCATGGAGATCGGTTCGTCCGGTCTCCATCAGTACGGCGGCGAGATTCAGCAGGACTTCCTCCGGCAACTCCGAGGTAAGCAGGCATACGCTAACTACCGGGAGATGGCTGACAACGACCCCGTGGTCGGGGCGATGCTCCACGCTATCGAGATGCTGATCCGCGCTGTCGACTGGTCGGTCGAACCGTCCGACTCCGACGACGAGCGCTCGATCGCCGAGGCCGAGTTCGTCTCGTCCTGCCTGTCCGACATGAGTACCTCGTGGGCGGACACTCTCGCCGCGATCCTCGGGTTCCTCGTGTACGGCTACTCGTATCACGAGATCGTGTATAAGCGGCGGCAGGGCTTCACGAAGGACCCTCGGACACGCTCGAAGTATTCCGACGGACGCATCGCGTGGCGGAAGATTCCGACCCGTTCACAGGAGACCATCGACCGGTGGGAACTCGACGCGAACGGCGGCATCCGAGGCGCGTACCAGATGGACCCGAACTCGTCGAAGAAGGGTGTCACCTTCCTCCCGATCGAGAAGTGCCTCCTGTTCCGCACGACCTCGAAACTGAACAACCCGCAAGGCCGCTCGATCCTGCGGAACGCCTTCATCCCGTGGTACTACAAGCGCCGCATTCAAGAGATCGAAGCGATCGGCATCGAGCGTGACCTCGCCGGTCTCCCCGTCGCCCTCGTCCCACCGCAACTCCTCTCGAACGCCGCGACCGCCGAGGAGCGCGCCGCGCTCGACGCGATCAAGCAGATCGTCCGGAACGTCAAGCGCGACGAGCAGGAGGGCATCGTGTTCCCGCTCGCCTACGACCCGGAGACCGGCAACCCGGCGTACGACCTCAAACTCCTCTCGACCGGCGGACGTCGCCAGTTCGACACCGACGCGATCATCGGACGGTACGACCAGCGGATCGCGATGACCGTTCTCGCCGACTTCCTGCTCCTCGGTCACGAGAACGTCGGCTCGCAGGCGCTGTCGGTCTCGAAGGTCGACCTGTTCATCCGCTCCCTCGATGCGTTCCTCTCGGAGATCGCCGAGGTGTTCAACAACCACGCGATCCCACGCCTGATGCGTCTGAACGGTGTCGACGAGGCGCTGTCCCCGACGCTGACTTGGTCGACGCCGAAGTCGGTCGACCTCGGCGCGATCGGATCGTTCATTACCTCGCTGGCTCAGGCAGGCGCGCCGCTGTTCCCGGACGAGAACCTCGAAGGCTACCTGCGTGGCATCGCCGGGCTCCCCGTCGGAGAGGCCGAGGGAGTCTGACCGATGCCCGGGTCGATCCGGGCTCTGCGCCGACAAACGGACCCGGTCCGAGGCGTCGGTCGCATCCCCATCGCGAAACGTCGCACCGTCGGACGCCCCCAGTATCGGGAGACCGGCACCGACACCTTGTCCCGGCAGGAGGAAGCGATCGCCGACGCGATCGAGGACGCCTACGCCTCGATTCCCCGTGAGACCCTCCTAGAAGCCGTCGAGAGGGGCGACGCCGCCGGATACGCCCGGACGGTCCTCGGATACCTGACAGCGGCTTCTAGCGGCATTGAGGAGGTCCTCCTCGAATCGTTCGTGTCGTCCGGTGAGACGTCGGCGATCGACCTCGGACGAGAACTGTCCCGCCAGTATCGGGCGGTCGGCAAGGCCGAGACACCGTCTCCGTCACAGGTCGCGCTCCGGTTCCGCTTCAACGCACTCGACCCCCGGACGACGACATGGGCTCGGAATGAGGCTGGCCGTCTCATCACGAACATGGCGACATCCGAACAGGAGATGTTCCGCCGTCTTGTCACCCAGTCGTTCACCGAGGGCCGCACCCCACAGTCGACCGCGTCGTCGATCTTCGGTCAACTCCGAACCGTCACTCCGTCACCTAACGCCCGCGAGTTCGCCGAGGCGCTCGGCGGCAACCTGAACGGGCTGACGGAACGCTACGAGCGCGCCGTGATGAACCGGGTCGCGACCGTCGCCGACGACCTCGCCGCCCGCGGCATCACCGGCACGAAAGCGCTCGAACGGATGCGGAGAGAAGGCGACAAGTACGCGACGAAACTCCGCCGCGCCCGCTCCCGGACGATCGCCCGCACCGAACGGATGCGAGCCCACAATGAGGCCCGCCTCCTCTCCTACCAGCAGGCGATCGACGACGGACTCATGTCCCGGGAACACTCCCGGAAGGTGTGGTCAACCGGACCGTTCGACGTCTGCCCGATCTGTGTCGGGATGGCTGGTACCGAAGCGAAGATGTCCGAACCGTTCACCCTGCCGAACGGGGCACAGGTCCAGTCGCCACCCGCCCATCCGAACTGTCGCTGTACCCTCCAGACCCGCACCGACACGACGCTGTACGACCCGCCACAGTCGCTCGGCACCGGCGTACCGGGCGACCCGTACCGGATCGGCGGTCGTGGCGTCTCGGACGAGGGACGCAAACTCGACTCGCCGCTGACCGACACCCAACGGATTCACACCGTCACCCGGAACGGTAAGTCCGCGTACAAGCCGGAACGTATCCGTCAGGTTCACGACCCGTGGATTCGCGAGTCCCTCGACGGCGGCGTCGTTCACGGCGACACTCAGGTCACGTTCATGGGTGGCGGATCGGGAGCCGGGAAGGGTTCGATTCAGCGGTCCGGCGACGTCACGTTCCGACGCGGTACCACCGTCGTCGACTCCGACGAGGCGAAGAAGGCGACCCCGGAACACCGCGAACTGCCCGACGCCGGTGATAACAAGGCGGCGGCATACGTCCACGAGGAATCGTCCGACATGGCCCAGCGTCTCATGGCCGAGTCGATCGACCGTGGATACGACACCGTGCTCGACGGTACCGGCGACTCGACGTTCGAGAAGATGGCCGGGAAAGTGGCACGCGCCCGACAGCAGGGAGCCCAACGGGTCAAGGCCGAATATGTGACGATCGACACCGACGAGGCGTTACGTCGTGCCGCCCAGCGTGCCGCCCGCTCCGGACGCGAAGTCCCCGAGGACGTCGTTACCGGCACCCATGAGGCCGTGTCGAAGATATTCCCGAAACTCGCGGACGCCGACACCTTCGACGAACTCCGCCTGTGGGACAACATGGGCGACACCCCGGAACTCATCTACGAAAAGATCGACGGCGTCGAGCGTGTCCTGAACCGAGAACGGTACGAGGCGTTCCTTCGGAAAGACCCGAACTACATCCCCGGATCACGCCAACCGCTCGCAACCCCACCGGCTACCGCCGACGACATCATCTACGGGACGAACGACACTCAGGGTGTCTACACCGAGGTCGTCGACGGACAGCGCCGCTACACCGCCGCCCGCACCGAATCGGTCCACCGTCCGTGGCTCGACGATCTCCTGTCCGCAGGTGAGGCGTCCGACGAGCCGACGATGACGTTCCTCGGTGGCGGCTCCGGCGCAGGCAAGGGAACGATCACGAACCCGGACAAGGGCGGCGTCGTCCAGTTCCGTCGCGGCACGATCACCGTCGATTCGGACGAGGCAAAGAAAGCGATCCCCGAATACCGGAAACTCGTCGCAGATGACGATCCGATCGCCGCCGCGTTCGTCCACGAGGAGTCATCGGACATGGCGGCACAGGCGCTCGCCGAGTCCCTCGAACGTGGCTTCGACACGGTCCTCGACGGCACCGGAGATTCGTCGATCGAGAAACTCGCGTCGAAGGTAGCGAAAGCCCGCGAACAGGGCGCGAAACGGGTGACCGCCGAATACGTCACGATCGACATTGACGACGCCCTCGCCCGCGCCGCGTCACGCGCGAAACGCACCGGACGCGAAGTCCCGGAGGATGTGATCCGCGGCACCCACGAATCGGTGTCCCGAGTCTTGCCGGAAGCGATCAAGCGTGACCTGTTCGACGAGGTCCGCCTGTGGGATAACACCGGCATACCGCCCGAGTTGATCTACGAGAAGATCGGCGGTGTCGAGCGCATCCTGAATCCGCAACGCTGGGAGGCGTTCCTCCGCAAAAACTCCGACTATGTCCCTGCCGCCGGTCCTCGCACGATCCGGAACATGGCGGCGCTCCGTACACGAGCCGGGAGAATCCGTGACTCGCTGACCATTTCGAGAAACAAGAAGAACGTCGGAATGGTCGCCGAGGAACTGGAGAACGCCGGACTGATCGTCCGTCGTGATCTCGGACCCGGACGCGGCACCCACAAACTCCCGGAGTTCGGGAAGCCCGGATCGCGTACGAATCGACGTCAAGCGTACGCCAAGTCTGTACTCGACCTGCGACTCACCGACGAGGGAGAGGACGCGATCTCCGCGCTGTTGGAGGCCGGACGATCCGCCCGGAAGATTATCGACGACGAGTTGGACCGTGTCGCCCGCGCCCCGCTCGCTGAACGCGCCGAACTTGCCGCCCGGAAGGAGGCGATCCGTGTCGAGAGAACCGATATCGAACAGCGGGTCCGACGACAGGTCAACGCCACAGTCGAACGGAACTTCGACGAGGTGTATCAAGACATCCTCGACCCGGAGGATGTCCGCAGATTCGGCGACATCATCAAGTTCGCCGACGACGACGGCTTCGGAACCTCCGCGTTCTTCGACGAGTGGTATGAATATGCGGTCAGGAAATACGGCGACGACCCGCGATTCATCGACTGGTGGCTTCGCACGTTCGACGACCCAACCGACCAACAGTTCCTCTTTACCAAAAAACGCATCGAGGCAGGTAAGAACCTTGCCGACGCCGGAGCCTCGTATCGCGGATGGCTCATAGACCTGTACCGGAAAACTGATCGAGCAGTCAAGAACGACAGCGTTCGGGAGGGCGCGCTTCGGGAACTGAACGATGAGATTCGCGACCTGACGAGACGAGTAATGGAGATCGACGAGCAACTCGCCGCTCAACGCTTCGAGGTCATTCAGGAGGTGCTCGCCGAAAATCGTCCCGAGTTCGGAACCGGTGACGCGCTCGCCGCGTTCGACCGCTCAAAGATTCGCGGGAAATCCGGCGTCAAGAAGGCCGAGGTGATCGCCGAGATCGAGCAGTACGGGAAACAGGTTCCGCGCGAATGGCTCGACGACTACCTAACGGGCCACTCATTCGGATTCATCCAACGCGGCTACTTCAGCAGGTACAAGCGAAACGTCCGGGTCAGCGGCTCGAAATGGCGGTCGACCCTCACTCACGAGATGACCCACGGCCACCAGTACTACACGCCGCAGATCAACGCCGCCGAACGCCTGTATCTGTCACGCCGCGCGCAGAGCCTCGGCGACGAGGCGTTCCGACCTAAGACCTACCGGCGAGACACCGAGCCGTTCTTCGATCTCGGCACCGGCGACGACTACACGACGAAGGTCTACTTCGACGGAATAACCGAACTGTCCACCCGCTCATCCGAGTTCACGTGGCACCCCGCACAGGCACGCCCGCTCGTCGGGGGCACCGCGAGCGAGCCCGATCAAGAACTCGTAGAGTTCTGGCTCGGTGCGCTACTGACACTCTGACCATGATGTTCCTCGTCTACTCTCCAGCGTTCACAGTCACCTACTTGGACGGCAAACTCGACGGAGACGTCGACGCCCTGAATCAGTTCATGGCTGACAACGGAAACACGATCGAGATGCCGAGTTGGGGAGCGACTCTCCAGTATCGGAAACGTGACCCGCAGTCGATCTACTGGGCGGCGCGCATGTTCGCCGAGACGCTCACCCCGGGCGAGGTGTCCACGAAAGAGTTCGAGTTCGACGCCGAGGAGCCGGACTACAAGGCCGACATTCCGAGAGACGCCGTGTTCTGATGCGCGTATCCGCACGGAATGTTGATATGATGAGATCGAGAGGAGGTGACCGATGATTACATCCGACGAACTGGAACGGATGATGGTCGAGATCGGCACCGGCATACCGTGGGGAGACCCACGGTCCCGGATACCGCAGACCGACGAGCACCGTCGCAAGTGGAACCGGATCGCGGAACAGATGCGCGACATCGAACGTCGAGGTCGCGTCGTGGAGATTCCCGGCGAGATACCGGACCTGAACAACTACATCCCGGGAACCGTCTGACCTGACGTCCGGCTACCCTGTCGGGCCGTGGTCGCTGTCCCGTCGTACGTGCGCTCCAACGCCCGCAGAGGGCTCGATCTGCTCGAATACGCTGGGGATGGCCTACGACCGCGCACCATCCGTGAGGCGCGCGCTATGGCGCGAGGAGAGGTGTCTCCGGACAAGGTGCGTCGCATGGCCGCATGGCTCGCCCGCCACGACTCCGACCTAAAATCGCCGCGCGCCGACGCCTACCTCGACGGCAAGTCCGAACGTCCCACACCCGGACAGGTGGCGTGGCTCCTATGGGGAGGCGACATCGGACGCGGCAACCGGGACCGAGCCCGCGAGTGGGCGGAACGCACCCGGGATCGACTGATCCGGGAGGGCGAACTCGAAGCCGCCGCACCCGCCTCGGTTCGTGTCGGCACCACCGTCCAGTACCCGGTGCCGAAACCGCCTGACCCGACCGAGTACGCGACCGGGATCGTGTCCCGCGTGACCCGGACCGGCACCGTCGAGATCGGTGGCGAGAACCGCGACGCGACGACCGCTGACCCGGCGATCGTGATCGACGTCTACGCCCGGCAGGGCGACGAGTTCGTCGAGACCGACCGGCGTGTCGTCCGCAACGTCTCAGAGGTCCGGGTCATCGGCTCGATCGCTGACCGAATCCGGAAGGCGGTGTCGGCTCGCATCCGTCAGGTGCTGGAGAACAAGGTCGAGGAGCACAACGCGAAGTACACCGGCAAGGGAAAGCGTGTCACCGTTCGCATGTTGGCGGCGGTGTTCGAGCGCGGCGTCGGCGCATACCGGACGAACCCGGGCTCAGTCCGCCCGACCGTGACGTCCGCCGACCAATGGGGGCTCGGTCGAGTGAACGCCTTCCTGACTGCCGTCCGAACCGGCAAGTTTCCGCGCGCCGCGTTCGACCGGGACCTGCTCCCGAAGGGACATCCGCTGTCGACTAAGTCCTGACGCGACGAAACCGCCGACCCGAAGAATGGAAAGAGGGGTCGACGGTTCCGTCAGTCCCGGGACTCCGTGGGGGAGGAAGTTCGACCGGGACGATCGTGAGGTCAGTAGTCGTTCATGCGGCGATGTCTCCCTTCTGCTCGTCGGCGAGCGCCAGCAGGTGATCGACCGCCTTCTGTGCGAGCGACGCCGCCCTCCACAGTAGCCGGTAGTCGTCCCGCAGGTGAGCGACCCATGACTTCAGATACTTGGCGTGATCGGGACGCGGCGTGTCGGAGATGCCGAGCGTCGCGCACAGCATCGCCGCTCCGAGTTCCGCGACGAGTTCCTCCGCGGCATAAGCATCGCCGTCGACCTTCTTGCTCATGTCTCGGTCGAGCCGCGACTCGTGCTTCGTCCAATGGATCAGTTCGTGGGCGGCGGTCGCGTAGTACGCCTCGGCGCTCTCGAACGTCTCGAAGTGCGGGAGCGTGATCGAGTCGGTCGAGGGGCGGTAGTAGGCGCGACCCTCGTCGCTGTGCTTGATCTCCGCGCCGGTCGCCTTCAGGAAGTCGTCCGCGTCGGCGATGCGCTCGTCGAGGTTCCGGATCGAGTCCGGGTTGCCCTCCCAGCCGTCGACCTGCTCGGCGTTGAACACCGTGAAGACGTTCGGGATCATCTTCCCGCAGTTCGAGCACATCTCGGTCGGTCCGTGATCCTTACAGGGGAGCGGCGTCCACTTGACGAGGCGGGTGCCGGTCTCGCCCTTGCGGACCTGAGCGCCGACGCTCTGCCACTGCTTGTAGGTGGCCCAGTAGCCGGAGCCGTAGTCCTCGCCGAGGACCCAGAGCGCGATGAGGTTCCCGCCCTTGTACTGCTTGCCGGTGACGGCGTTCATGGCGATCGCGCCGCCCGCCCATGACTTCTGCCATTCGCCTTTGACGATTCCGTCCTCGATGCTCGCGATGATCTTCGCGGCGACGGTCTCCATGACTTCCTGTGACTTACTCACGTGGGTCTCCCTTCGGTTCGTTGTACTTCCCACGAGCACAAGTATAGGCACGGATTCCCCGGTTCCGTCCAGTTATCCGGGAAGATTCTCGATAGCCGCGCCGCTACTGGGTTTGCGGGTGGCAGGAGAGACCTCGGATGCCCGCGCCGGGACCCTCTGCTACCCTCCACCTGCGATGGCTACGAAGCGTGAGGACGGAGAGGACTTCCCCGAGGAAGCGTTCGCGTACGTCCCCGATGCCGAGTCGCCATCGACTTGGAAACTCCGCCTCTGGGACTCGCTCGACGAGCGCGAGACCGCCGCCCAAGTCGGGCGCGCCGTCGCCGCTCTTGGGGCAGGCGGGTTCCGAGGTAACCGGGTCGAGATACCGGAGGCCGATCTCCCCGGAGTCAAGCGTCGGGTCCTCGACGCTTGGCTACAGACTCACCCCGACGAGACACGAGAGGACGCACCCGAAGTGCTGAAGGGTTACGGATACGAGGAGAAGGAACACGACGACGGAGACATCGATCCGCTCGACGAACTCCTCGACGCATACCAGTCGTTCGTCCGGATGGGGATGGAGGAGTTCGCAGATGAGGCGATGAGTCTCGTCCACGAACTCCAGAACGTAATGCTCGGCAAGTCGCGTGACGCCGCTAAGGGTCACTCGATGGGATACGGGAACCCGGTCGCTTGTCTGTCGCAGGCGTACCTCGGGCTCGTCATGTTCCCCGACGCCCGCGAACTCGCGTCGAAGATTCTCGCCCTAATGGATCGCGCCGCGACTGCGATGATGCCCGCGATGCCGGGCGACGATCAGGAGGCTCAAGATGAGGAGATGGCACCGGGTGACGGGATGGATCGCGCTGGTGCTGGCGCAGGCGCTGGCGGCTATGGCGATCGTCGTCGGGTTCGCCGCGAGGTCCGTGTACAGGACGGCCAGTATTGCGTCTTCAGCGAGACGGGTCGCGCCTTCGGCTGTTATGCCTCGCGTGATGCCGCCGCAGAGCGCCTCGCGCAGATCGAGTCGTTCTCGGAGTCGCTGATCTCGAAGTCGACGCTCGTCGAGTTGATCGACCAGCACGACCTCTCGCACCGCGTCCCGACCGTCACCGAGGCGATCAAGACCGTCCACGATCTCATCTCCGACGAGATCGAGGTCGTGTTCGAGGTCGCCGAGCCCTACGCCCTGTCGAACGATCAGAAACTCGCGATGCTGTCGAACCTCGACGGCGGGCTCGTCGCGAAGGCGGCTGAGTACCGATACACGCTCGGACCGGCGTACGTCCCCGGACGAGAGGACGCCCACGGCGAGTTCACCGACGCCGAGACGCTTCAGCGGGCTATGTGGGACTGGATTCGCAAGGGCGACCGGACCATCTACCTCCAGCACTCGGAGAAGGCGGCGGGCGAGATGGTCGAGATGATGACGCTTCCGTTCCCGCTCGAAGCGGAACTCACCGTCCCGAATCAGGGCGTGTCCAAGTTCACGTTCCCGGCGGACACCCCGTTCCTCGGAGTCGTCTGGGAGGACTGGGCGTGGGACCTCGTCAAGTCCGGCCAGTTGCGCGGCTACTCGATCGGCGGCACCGCGAAGCGGGTCGAGGCCGACCTCCCGGTCGACGCCACGATCTGACCTACCGCGCCCTCCAGAGGCGGGCGGCACGCCCGGACGAGTTCGTCGCCTCCGCGTGATTCCCGTCCGCGTCGAGATGCGCGACGATCAAGTCGTGATTCTCCCGGAGCGTTCGGATCGCGCGTCGAGCCTTCTCGTGCCGGTCGTAGTACCCGGCACGGACGACGATCTCGGCGAGCCCGTCATCGGTCAGCGGTCCCTCTCGACGCAGGATCGCGAGTATCCCTCGGTGACGGTCGTCGAGATCGAGGTTCAGGGACTCGGCGGCGCGACGCGACGTCGACGGGTCCGAGGTTCGCGCTAGCGCGTATCGGTCGGAGCCCGCAGGTGCCGTTGTTCCAGCGGTCCGGATCGGCTCGAACTGCGGTTGGTCGAACAGGGTCGGCTCGCCGGTCATCGGACTGCCTCGTATCGTCCCGCGCTCGGGTTCCAGCGGAGCGGTATCTCGGGCGGCGTCGCTCGCGTCTCGGGCGGCGTGGCGCGCCTCTCCCGCTCTCTACGGCGCTGAGGCGGGGTGAGACCGCCGTACACGCCGTACCGGTCGAGAGTCTCCGGGATGCGGAGCGCCTCGTCGAGGCACGAGGACTTCACGACACAGCCTTCGCAGAGTCGAACGACCTTCGGGTATCGGTTCGGGTCGTTCGGGAAGAATCGGTTGACCGGCTGTCCGAGACAGGCGGCGCGTTCTCTCCAGTCACTCATCGTATTCCTTCCCCTTCCTCGGGTGATTCTCCCCGACGTAGATTCGTCCGTGCTCTGGCCAAACCGGAGGCCCGTCCGGGTCGTCTTGGAATCCTTCCCAGTCGGGCGACTCCTCCGGCGCGTTCTCGAACTTGCGCCACGGTCCGCGCGTGAACAGCCGATGCTGATAGCCCTTCCGTGAGTTGACCGTCTCGACGGAGCGCGCTCCCCACGTTTCAGCGCAGGGATCGCAGAGCCGCCCTTCGTAGGTCACGCCTCGGATCGCGCAATGAAAGCATCCGTGCCACGCCATCAGCGGGTCTCCGGTAGACAGGCGAAGTCCTCCGCGCAGGCGTCGACTCCGAGCCAGTTGAGGATCGCGACGGCGGCGAGCCCGAGGACCGCGACGACGATCGCGGAGACGACCGTCCGACGGACGACGTACCTCCACTCGGGGAGCCGTTCCCGGCTCACGACTTCACCACCGGGGTGACGTACATCTGGGTATCGCTTCTTCTCATGAGGTCTGCCTCCGCTTCTCCTCGTGTCTTGTAGGTGTTGGCAAGGTTAGGGTCGGTCGTCCAGCCCGCGCCAAAGCCCTTCGAGTAGATAAGCCCGTCGAGGTGAGAGTTGAACGCGACGGCGTACTCGATCTCGGGCTCGACGACGGGCTCCCGCTCCGGGCTCAGGGAGAACTCGGCGGGCGCGTCGAGACAGTCCGGGCAGATGTCCTCGGCACCTCGACGCTTCCATCCCGCCGCCTTCGCGTCGCGACGGATGTCCTCGGAGTAGGGACCGGAGAACTCCTCCTCGCCGTCGCCGCAGACGTCGCACCTCATCGAGAACATTCGGACGACGCTCACAACGCCACCTCGACGACGAACTCGGAACCGGCGGACCAGCCGCCGCCCTCGAAGTCGTGGACGTAGACAGCGATGCGCCCGTTAGCCTCGTGGCGGCACTCGATCTTCTCGACGGTATGCCAGTCGCGGTTCGGGAATCGGCGATACACCGTGTAGGGCTTGAGGTCGATGATCGCCTCGCGTACGATCCGGACGCCGCTCACGACGTCACCTCCGGCTCTGAGTAGTACCGGCGTGCCGCCCACTTCTCGGCGACCTCGACCATCTCGGTGAACGTGCCGCGCCGGTAGCGGCGCGAGCCGTTGTGCGGACCCTGCGTCGTGAGTTGCCATCTCCACTCGGCACCGTCGAGGTAGCGGTCGAGGCGACAGACGTAGTGCCGGGCGATCGTCCCGTCGGACTGGCGATCCATGATCGCTGTCCCGTTCGGGCTGACGAGCCGACCGAAGTACTGGTGGACGCCGTGCTGGTCGTCACCGCCCGGGCGGAAGTCGACCGTGGCGCGAATCTTCCGGGCGCTCACGACTTGCGCTCCCCGGCAGAGTTCTCAACCTGCTTCACGAAGATGCTGTCGATCCGGAAGTCCTCCACGGTCAGGACGCTATCGGCGATCCAGCCGGGGGAGCAGGGACACATCGAGCATCCGGCCTTCTGCGAGAAGCGGATCGACTCGAAGTTGATGCCTGCGGCTTCGAGGGTGGCGGCGATGATGCGGCGCTCCTCCTTGCGGTAGGTGCGAGTAGCCTTCTTGTATTCGGCGCTCTGCTCTCCGTACGCGACGTAGTGAGGGCGAGCCTCGTCCGCGATCTTGTCGAGGTCGACGCCGTCGGTGAAGATGCGGGTTCGCTTCTCGTACTCGCGTCCGTAGCACCAGTCGTCCTTCAGGATCACCATGATGCTGAAGTCCTCCTCGCCGACCGTGTACTCGATCCGGACGCGGTGGATGCGATCGCGGAGCGCCCGACGGTTCGTGGCGTTCTCGGAGCGAGCGTTTCGCACCTCCTCGGAGGCGCGAGCGAGTTCGGCTTCGAGACGCTCGATCTCGGCGGTGATGTCGGTGATGGTTCCTGTAGTCATCGTGGGCTCCTTTCGTCGGTTCGTATTTCCCACTACCACCAGTATAGGCATGAACCGAGCGCAACTGTCCAGTTATTCGCAAAGATTCCCGGTAAGCGTTACGGAGTAAGTGTTTCTCGACAGGTCGACATCCGATAACAAGCGCAGACGGACCTGCTAGCATCGTCGAGACCGAGACGACGAACGGAGGTCAACGATGGGACTAGCGGATCGACTCGCGGGTGAGATGACGGGACGGACACGAGCCTGCCTCGTCGGACGACTCCTCGACACTCTCCCCACGGAGGACGCCACGGCGCTCCAGTCGGCGATCGACGAAGTCCGAGCCGCACACGAGCGCGGAGTCAACCCGCAGGCTCGACAGGGCATTACCGCGACCGCGATTCATCGAGCCCTGACCGCCGAAGGAGTCAACACGACCGCGTACACGGTCCAGACCCATGTCTACGGGAGGTGCGGATGCGGAAGGTAGCCAAGCCCAGCGGT